GGGGCCTGCCCCGGAGGCTGAGCCTGCATAGACAGTGCAGCTTGCTGCTCCATGGCACGCTTCTTGGTAGCCAAGTTTTCACGCGAAGGAACGACTTCATCAACCGGCATCTGCAGCCCCTTGGCGATTTCGCGCAGGATAGCAGCGCGTCCGTCCGGACCCATGATACCCATATCAATCTCGTTGGCCGTGGCATTCAGGAACTCAACACGACGGACGTTCGTGGTTTCCTTAACGGCAAGATTGACAGCACCGCGCGGCACGACCTGCGCGTCACCCTTGATGCTCTCGTCATCATCATAACGCATGTTGTAAACAAACTGCCGCTGGATGATCGGCTTCACGACATCGTGGTCAATATGCATGACGACCTGTCGGATACCCTTACCAGCGGAGCCCATCAGCATGGACAGACCAGACGCGGTACGACCAGCGCCCTGCACATCGGTGTCTCCGTAGATATACGAAGGAATACCAGAGTGGTCATCAGCCAAGCGGCTGAACCGCTCATAGACAGCCATCAAGGTAGACGAGTTGTCGTTCGGCTGGTTGAACCGGACAGCGGGTGCGGAAGAACCCAGCGGGTCATTAAGAACCTGCCAGATTTTCCACGGGTGCATCTGAGTGATGTCCTCGTTCGGCGGGATACGCTCAAGGTTCACTTCAACCTGCGGGCCGGATGCGATGCCCATGTTGTTAACCAGTGCGCGGGCAGCCGCGTTGCAGATGTTCTGTAGGTCTTCGATGATCTCAGGGATAGCACGACCCCAGAATGATCCCGGCGTCTTGATGAACGAAGTCTTGGCGTAAGGCTTCTCGCCCAGCGGGTCGTAGTTCAGCACCGCCTTGATCACCAGAGTGCCGACCATCCAGACGTTCGCGTCGTATTCCTTGGCTTCGTCAGGCACCTCGGCTTCCGTCATGCCCCACTCGCGAAGCATCTTGCCGGACACCTTGCCCCAGAACTCCAGTGCGTCGAACACATCGGTCGGGCGCATTTCGGTGTAGAACTTGCGTTCCTCTTCCTCACGAGCGTACTCGGTCGGCTCGAAAACAAACGCGGCCTCAGGCCCATTACTCAGTGCCTGACGGATAGCTTGGTCGTCATAACCCGGAATGCCAATCAGATCAGCCAGAGCCTGTCGGGGAAGCTCGTGGTGCTCGAACAGATAACCGTCGTTGATCCGGGTAATGCCCGGTTCGATATAGATATTGAACGGGCTGACACGCTCAAATTCGGGAGCGATACGCTCGCCCTGTTCCACGGCGGTACGCCCGTTAGGATCAGATATCCACTTCAGAAAACGCTGGCGACGGACAATCGGGCCCTTGAGGAAAGCGCAGGGAAACGTCACTAGATCGGTTAGGAATTCGTTAAACGCATCTGCCCAGCCGCCCTGTGCAAGCTGGTCCTCGATACGGATTTTCATCTTGTCAGCGCGGTTCTGCGCCGCCTGCAGGACCTTGAAGCGGAACTGCTGGGCGATGACTTCCTTCAACTCCAACAGGTCGTTGCGGGTGGGGGCCTGACCTGTCTGCTGGATGGTGACCATCACCTGCTCAGCAAACGCCTGCTTTAGCTCGTCCATCTGGACGGGCGACAGGTCGGGCTCGGGCGTCGGATGCATATCCCACGGGGGCGTACCGTTATCCATCAGGATATCACGCAGCCAGCTTTCGGCGGCGCGGCACTTGATTTCGGTAAGCATCATGTAAACTTCTGAGCCACCCTGCGCGCGGATGGCGTTCAACTTATCGGGCTCATACTCGCCGTTTCGCTGCCGCAGCGCCTTGAGCATGATGTCATTGATCGGGTCTTTCGCCATGCGGGCGGCGTCCCAGCAGGTACGCAGATGAGCCGCCAAACCCAGAATAATCGGGCTCTGCTGACGCGCTTCCATCTCGGCCTGAAGCTGAGCGCGCTCCTGCTTGGCAAGTTCGTCGCCACTCACAACGCGGAGAAGTGTAAGACCAGCCATTTATTTATACCTGCATTTCTTGCGGAAGTTATCCCATTCGCCACCGCGCCTGTGACACTCCTGCATTCTCTGTTCATCTTCTGGCGACATACGCTTAGTAACATATTTTAGTACATGCGGCCATAATACCGCTAAAGACCGAGAGCCAAATTCGATCCAGAAAGCAGGCCGCTGCGCGACCATATACGCCCCGGCCCCAAGGCCGAGGAGTATAATAATGGTCGCTACAGCTTCCTGCCATGTCATCAGGCAGGTTTCTTGTTCGGCACCGCCCAGACCAACACGGGAGTAAGCAGACCGATGATGGTGGCCACCGTATCGTGGCTCAGCCACGCAAGGTTAATACCCGAAAAGGTCTGTACGATGAACAGGATGCCCATGATGGCGGCGACCAGCGCCTTGTCGATTGACGTAAACATAAGGTTGTCCTTTCTTTACACTGGGAACCCATTCTTCTTGGCCCAGACTTTGGCCGCGAAGGATGGGCAGGCTTTCTGAACACCCGGAAAATCACGGTGCCCAAGAACTTTGGCAGTAGGGTACATTTTTGTGAGCTTGGCGACAAGCGACCGTAAAGACTTCCACTGTGCTGGCGTGAAGTTGTCTGCGGGCTTCCATGTCTTGTCGTCAATGCCGCCGACCATGCAGATACCAACGCTATCAGCGTTATGTCCCTGAACATGAGAGCCGATATCGCCAACGGGACGACCTGTCTCAATCATGCCATCACGACGGATCACGTAGTGATAACCGATATCCTTCCAGCCTTTATCAAGATGCCAGCGGCGGATATCAGCCGCCGTAAAGTTCTGCGACCCGCGCGTTGCGCTGCAGTGGATGACGATCCAGTTGGTCTTACTTCTGGCCATTGGCCGTTGCGCTCTCTAGCTTAGCTTCAATCCGCTTCAAGGAGTCGGTTATGTAGTTAAGCTGTTGTTCTACTGCGATAATTCGGCCTTCCTGCGACTTGCTATCCTCGTTCAGTCGCTCAAGGCTGCTGATCCTGAAATCGACTTCAGTCTTCCATGCCGTACCAACATAGATAATCCCAAGTGTCTGCAGCACCAAAGCTACGATGATGGTGACGGGTACTTTTTTATCCAAGTGCCATTCTTCCGCAACCATAACGTAACCTCCGCAAAGCATAGTGTATTATATCAGACAGGCGGCTGCAGGGAAGCCTGATATGCCGCAATAACTTCAGGTGTGTGCGTGGCAGCACAGATTGCCTGAACGCGCGGGTCTTCGCTGGCGTAATTGTCGCCGGGCGCGACCACATGGCGGTGGAACGAGCCACTGATCTGCTGGCCGTCCTCCATGATTGCAGTTTTAGTTCTAACTTGCACGCAACCGTTTTCGAGGACTTCAATCTTATCGACCACTATGTTTTTTTCTAGAGCCATTTTCTTTCTCCTGTTTCCAGTCCAACTATCCTGCTGAACATTAGGTTAATTTAACTTTATTTAATTAAAAATACTCTGTAAGTTGCCAGTTTACCTTTCTACCAGCCGCCGCAGTAACAGCGTAAAGATTAAAATTAGTATTGTTAAGAGCTATGAAACTAATCGCAGTTGCTTCTGCGGCAGCGGCAGGTCCACTTGCGGCTCCAGTAGCATCAATCATTGCTGTTGCAACAACCTTGGTAAGGTCAAGAGTAGCAAACGGAAAATTTGCGTTTATATAGGCGTATGTACTAGCGTTTACTAGCGTTCCGGTCCCGTATACCAATTGACGTATACGGGGGAGGACTAACCCTGCGGGGGTTTGAAGTGTCTGGTCGCTGATATAGGCGTTTACGCCAAGCGATACTCCGGTTCCAGCGCCGCCTACAGCGGTTAGTGAGCCGCCCGTAAACTGAACTATATTACCTGTACCTGAACTATCCAAGCAGTACGCCGCCGCGCCGCCTGAACGAGTTGCCGATATATCTGTCCCGACAAACTCATATATACCGTCGATAGACTGAAACGAAACGCCGTTTCCGTCAGCGGCAGTAATGCTACCACCTATGAATTTTGTTGATTTTCTACCTGAAGGAGCCACATCACCTATGGCCGCGACACCGCCATATCCAGCAGACTTAAATACGGCGCTATTAAATTCGATGCCCAAATGGTCGCCGCCGTTAAAAAGGATAAAGAAGGCGCTGTTACCCGCTGTTAACTGCTCAAAGTAGCCGCCAATAAATTGAATGTTGCGACATTTCAAAACCAATGAAATAACTGTAGCGGAATAACCGCGCCCATAGCAATTATCAAAAACAACTAGCGCCTCGTCAGTCATCCCATATGCATGGAACATATTGTCAACTGTCCAAGTTGGCGATGCCAGCGGCTTGATAGACTTACACCG